AACCCTGAAGATGGATCACTAGCGGCTAACTCAATCTACGCTTTAGGCGCTGGATCTAATGAAGGAAAATTAACTTCTAATGCGCAGAACCTAGATTTCTTGGGGCAAGGTTGGGCGCTTCTTGAAGATCAGGCTAACTATTCAGACATTACAGATCAAACAGTTCTTGATGAATTGGCAAGCGCAAGAGTTATTGCTACCGGCTATCCGCCAACAACGCTAAAAGTTGTTGTGCCGCCTTATGTAGATCCTGAATTTGGCACATACAACATTGGTGATGATGCAAGAATTGTGATTGTAGATAACCGTTTTCCTAGCGGGCTTGATGCTATTTACCGCATTGTGGGTGTGTCAGTTCAGCCGGGTGAAGATGGACCAGAGCGCGCCACATTGACGCTTACACAGGGAGCAGGTGAAGCCTAATGGCATACATCAATCAACCACCTGATCTGTTTATGATGTTTCAGGATCTCAATGACCGTCTGCGCAAATTAGAAACTGCGGTGCGGTTTACTGCGCCCAATGTAGATTTTTTAACTAATACCCCTACCAACCCACGCGTAGGTGATCAGTTTTATGACACAGATGCAGAGTTAATGAAGTATTGGAACGGCACTGCCTACATTGAATTGGCAGACAGTAATCTTTCTACAACTATTCAAATAGTTACTACTTCATTACTTAAAACAACAAACAATAATTTAACTTATACGGGTAGCCCTGTAACAATAGAAACACAACGCATAGGAAAAATGGTTACGGCTTACGCCAACATTTTAGGAACAACCGTAACTAATTGGGGAACAGGACAAATCTATTTTCAGTTCCCTGCCGGCTTTCCTGTATTTGCCCATGAAGTAGTGGCATCAGGAACTATCAAAGATGGTGGAACTCTTTACACTATTTTTGGCGTAATCCCCGTGGGTGATAACAGAATGTACTTGTACAGCCCTACTTCTAACGGCGGTTCAGACATTGTAGATCATAACTCTCCTGCGGTCTTAGATAGCACTTCTGTAATTACTATTAACGGCGTTGCCATCATTGCATAATTGGTAACATTTATTCCATGACACCTAATGAATGGCTTGGAATTTGCGTTGCCGTTAGCACCCTTTTGGGATCGTTGGCAGTTGCAGTGCGTTTTCTTGTAAAACATTATCTTTCAGAACTCAAACCCAATGGCGGCAGTAGTTTGCGTGATGAACAAAATAGGCAGGGCGAAACAATTAAAAGACTAGAGGACCGGGTTGATGAAATTTATCGCCTGCTTGTTAATCGCGCTTAGTCTTACAGGGTGCGGGTATCAAGGTTGGGTGCGCTATCCGTGTCAAGAGTATGAGAACTGGCAAAAAGCAGAATGTCAGCCGCCGCAATGTGAAGCCATTGGGCAATGTACTAAGGACCTTTTACCGGAAGTGGATACAGCAAATGGCTAGACGCAGATTTACACCAGAAGAATTACATGCGCGTTTGATTGTGACTATTGGGGTTATCCTTGCAATTGTTTTTGCTGGATCAGTGTTCTCATTGCTTTATGCGTTGCTATTTATTACACAACCAATGGCACAAGCGCCTAATGATGCGGCGTTTATTGATCTTGTAAGCACCCTATGTGTGTTTCTGACTGGTACATTGGCTGGAATACTAAGTGCAAACGGGCTAAAATCTAAACCTAAGCCGCCAATAGAAGAACCAGAAGGAGAGGCAAAATGAGCAACATCAATAAAGTTATAGAGTTGTGTGAAGCATCTCTTGGATACACAGAAGGAACAAATAACAACACAACATTTGGCAAATGGTTTGGTCTAAACAATCAACCATGGTGCGCCATGTCTGCTTCAAAGATGTACTTTGATGCTGGAATGATTGCTTCAGTTGCACCTGCTAAATCAAAAGGCTTTGCATCATGTGATGCGTGGCTAAAGCACTTAACCAAGAACAACCAACTTGTGCCACTGGGACAGGCAAAGCGTGGAGATCTTGTATTTTTCCAATTTGATGAAGATGCTATGCCGGATCATGTGGGCATTGTTAAATTTCATCACACAACCCTTAAATACCTTCAGGTTTTTGAGGGCAATACATCAAGCGGAAAATCTGGAAGCCAATCAAACGGTGATGGCTTCTACCTAAAGAAGCGTGATTACAAAACAATTATGGCGGTAGCCCGCCCCAAGGAGTAAACATGAACAAGAAGTTACAGGCAGTATTAGAGTCTTACGCCCGTTCATTTGTAGTTGCTGGAATTGCTGTTTACAGCGCCGGTGAAACAGATGTTAAGGCAATTGCCATTGCTGGATTAGCGGCTGTTGTCGGTCCTGCAATCCGCGCAATCAATCCTAAAGATCCGTCATTTGGCTTTATTGCTGATGTGGCAGATGCAGAGATTAAGAAATTGGCTAAGAAGTCTGCAAAGAAAGCGCCGGCTAAGAAGGCTAAATAAGTTTCCCGCCTCCATGGGAAAGCACACCTAGGCATGTGTCTAAACTGCCTCTTTATAGTTTTTACCGCTATCCTTTGCCACAAGGAGGCAGGACATGGCATTAGCAGATCAAATTGAAAGCCTAATTAAGAAGCGTACTAAGTCACCAACCCATTGTGCTTACGCTGTTTTTTACAACAATTTAAGCAAAGAAGATCAGAAGGCATTAGATACCGCGTGGGAAAAGAATTACCCGGTAAGCGTTGTAGTTGCCGCGATCAGGGCAGAGGGTCACAAAACAAGCAGTGACGCGGTGCGCTTACACAGAAATGGATCTTGTAGGTGTCCAAAAGAGTGACTGACATTCTTGCTGAAAGGCAAGAAATTCACGGTGATGCAATTACAAACTTCACCATGATTGGGCGCATGTGGGGGGCTTTGCTTCAGATTGATGACATTGCACCGCATGTTGTGGCGTTAATGTATGACGCGGGTAAATCGGTGCGTTGTATGTCTAACCCATTACATGATGATAATTGGTTAGATAAACAAGGCTATACAAAACACGGTATGGAGATAGCCAATGAGTCTTGAAAAACGCCTAGAAGAAATGCCTGAAGGTATAGAAACAGAAGATGTAAAAGAATTACGGTCTGCAATGATGCGTTTGCAGAAACAACTAAAGCAATCTAAAGAACGCAATGAAGATTTAGTATTTGCTACTAAGCAAGCCGCCTATGATGCAATGCTTACTATGGGCAAAATTCCATCAGTGCCAGATGTTGTAGTTGATAAACGCAAAGCCAAAAGTGAAGTTGCTTTGTGGCACATGACAGACTGGCAAGGAGCAAAGCGCACAGTTACTTACAACAGTGAGATTATGCGCAAACGCGTTTTAGAATTTGCAGAAAAGGCTGTACGCATTACAGAGATCCAACGCGCAGATCACCCGGTTAAAGAAGTAACAATTGCTTTTGGCGGTGACATGATTGAAGGTTTGTTTAACTTTCCATCACAAGCATTTGAAATTGATAGCACCCTTTTTGAACAGTATGTAAATGTGTCCCGGCTTTGTGTAGATGTTGTGCGTTATGCGCTCGCCAACTATGAAAAAGTTACGGTGGTTCCTGAATGGGGAAACCATGGGCGCATAGGATCAAAGCGCGACAATGTGCCACGGTCAGATAACTTTGACCGCATGTGTTATGAGTTGGCTAAACAACTTTTGGCAGGGGAAAAGCGCCTGACATGGCAGGACTGCCCGGAGGACATTCAGCGCATAGAAATTGGAAATTACAAAGCCCTGTTAATTCACGGTGATGAAGTCGGGCGCAACGGCTTTGCCTCCCCCGGCGCGATTGTCCAACACGCAAACAAATGGCGATCCGGTTCCTACCCATGGGACTTCCGTGATGTGTACATAGGGCATTACCACACGCATGCAGAGTGGGCTATGGCGAACGGGCAGGGGTCGGTGTACCAAACAGGGTCCACGGAGTCTGATAACCGCTATGCGGGCGTTATGCTGGCGGCTAGTGCCACCCCTAGCCAACGCCTGCACTTCATAGACCCCGTGAAGGGGCGGGTCACAGCCGCCTATAAGGTGTGGCTGGACTAGAAACTTGCCATAAAAGGTTGCACAAAACCTGCCAAATACATGTTACACTTTTCTCATAGCCTAAAGGGGCGGGAAACTATGGAGGCAGTGAAATGAAGTTAGTAGCAACAGATACAAAAGTAACAATCAAGTGGTTTGTTTATGCTGGTGAAGAAAAGATCCGTTACACATCAACAATGCGTGGCACATGGGGTTATGACGCAGAATGTTCATGTGGTTGGGCAACAAAAACTGGTGGCGCAATTAAGCGATCAGTATTAGCAGATGTACAAATGCACAAAAGATTAGAACATAACTACACAACAAATTACGGTGCGTAATCATGGCAGTTAAACTTGATGGCAAGCCATTCACAGGCGTTACCTATAACCAAGGTGCGTTTTCTGGTGATCGTGGACATTTGTTTATTAAAGGCATACAACAGTGTTCACATTCTCTTTCTATTCAAGCAAAGAACCGTATTTGGCAGAGATTGTTTACAATTGCAAAGTTACAAGAATTGATTGCAGATGGAAACATTTGCCAATCATGTGCAAAAAATGTAACAAAATTAATAGAAGAAAATTAACTACGCTTTTGTGATCTTTCTATAAACGGCGGCGCGGTGTAGGCAGAAACCTTTGCGGCTATTTCCATGGCTTGCATAGGTGTTGCTCCTGCATGCAAAGCGCCAATAGCAAAATCAGCGCCAGATCCAACGGCATAGATGCCGTCATCATTTTTGCTAACAGCCAAATCTTGATCTATGTCAAAGAGTTCTCCATTAACGGCAAGCAAGAAATGAAATCTGTTATCCCCTGTTTCATCAAATTT